TGGTGGCTTCAGCAATTACAGTGCTGATGCTAATGTGGATATGGCTGATGATAATAAGTCTGACTCACTCGCCATCCTACTGATTATTCTTCTGTTGGTTATTTTGTTATTGTTGATTCCACTGATCGCTTGGATGTATGTGGATGTGAGGCAAATGGAACTCAGGGTCAACAAAGCTTTGACAAGGATTGAAGGAAAATGAAGTGGCTACTTTTAACTCTTTTGTTGGTGTCCTGTGAAGACCGCTACAGATACCATTGTCAGGATCCTAAAAACTGGGAGCAAGAGGACTGCAAACCGCCTTATTGCGTGGCTGCGCAGAATTGTCCGGAATATTTCAACAAACCGAAAAATGGCACACAAAACCCCTGAACAACTGGACTACGAAACCAAGTCCTTCATTCTCAAAACCATGTGTTTTGTGATGGTGATGGTGGCAACGCTTCTTGCCTACGGTATTGTGTTTACTGAACAGCCTTTGTTCATTGAGGCCCCTGCTGATAAAGCCATCATTGCGATTCTATCCATGACGATGGCGCAAATATTCACAGTGCTGAGCTTAGTATTGACAGGCAAATCTCCAACGCCCCCCGCACCCATACAACCACCATACAATCCATGCATGGGGCAACCCATGATGGGGCAGTCTATAGGGTATTCCCCTATGGCCACGCAATTTAACCAATCGGGCAACAACTCGATGGCGGGCTACAGCATTGACCCCGGAACAGCTTGGACACCACCTCCCCCACCCACAACACCGCCGACGCTAGAGCACGAAGAAGAACGTGAGCGCATGGCGGCTGCCCGACGGGAGGCAATATGATCGGTTTGCTATTTGGGAATATCCTTTATTACTTGGCGCTTGGCGCTTTGTTTGGTGGCGCGGTACTTTACTTTTTGAGTTTTTTCGCCAGAATCTTGCCCGTTGTGGCAACTTATGCCCTGCTGATTCAAATCGGTGGGGTTCTTTTATCTTTTACAGGAGCAAGTTATGTTTCTAATATTCACGGCTATGAAAGAAGAGTTGCAGAAGATAAAGCAGAAATTGAGCGACTTAATACAGAAGCTCGCGCAAAAGAAGCAGAACTCAACGGACGACTCGCCAAAGCAGCCACCCAACTGAAGAAGGCCAAAGATGATATCAAAACAAAGCAAGCTAGCATTAATGCTCGCATTGACTCTGGCGAGCTGCGCCTCCCCACCTCCTGTGGTGTACAAGCCAATTCAGGTGCCACCTCTGGGGATGGAGCCGCTAGAGCCGAATCTGAGCGACAGGCTATTAAAGATATTGTCCAAATCGCAGCCGACGGAGACAGCGCCATCGTCAGCTACAACTCCTGCATCGCCCGCTACAACCAAGTGATGGAAACCGTGAATGAAGGTGTGAAATGATTACAGCAGAGAAACTTCATGCTCTTCAAATTGGGCCAGAATGGGTGGAACCACTGAATGCAACTATCCAAAAGTTCACCATTTTTACCGTCAAAGAACAGGCCGCATTTATCGGACAGTGCTCTCACGAGTGCAACCATTTCAAAACACTGGAAGAAAACCTCAACTATCGAGCCGAGACCCTTCAAAAGCTGTTCGGTCATAAATTCAAGCCCGGAGAAATTGATCTTTACGCCCACAATCCCGAAAAGATTGCAAACAGAATTTACGCCAATCGAGGCGGCAATCGAGACGAGGCGTCAGGCGATGGGCATCGCTTCCACGGACGAGGCTGCATCCAACTTACCTTTCATGATAATTACTGGCACTGTGGACAAGCTCTTGGTCAAGATTTTGTGATGAATCCCCAATTGGTGGCAACTCCAATGTGGGCCGCTATGAGTGCGGGCTGGTTCTGGGGTACGCATGGATGCAATCAACTGGCTGAATCAGGTAATGAAGAGGGGCTTTGTAAACGCATAAATGGGGGTCTTTTTGGCTTGAATGAGCGGATTGATTTGACCCGCAAAGCGCTTGCCGTTTTAAGCGCCTAATGAGAGAATAAGGCATGGCCACACAACCCTACCAAATGCTGCCGGTGGTATTTCGCCCCGGAGTAAACCGAGAGCAAACCCAATATACTGCAACGCAAGTAGGCACAAGCTCGGCCAGCTATTCAATTGCTGGGGGTTGGTATAAATCCCAATTGGTCAGGTTTAGACAAGGATTTCCTGAAAAACTAGGTGGCTGGTACCCATACAGTACGATTACATACTTGGGTATTTGCCGTTCTTTATTTAATTGGGCCGCATTAGATGGTACAAGCTTAGTTGGAGTAGGAACCAATTTAAAGTTTTATATTAGCAAAAATGGGACTTATTTTGATATCACGCCCATACGTGGTACTGCAACGCTAACAAATCCATTCACAGCAATTAATGGACAAGCAACGATTACTGTTTCAGCTACTGCACATGGTGCAGTCACAGGTGACTTCGTAACTTTTAGCGGGGCTACAGGACTAGGTGGAAACATCACTGCTGGTGTTCTTAACCAACAATACCAAATTACAGTTACAAGTGCAAACACTTATACATTTGTAGCTACTGCTACGGCAAATTCAACCGACGTAGCGGGTTCACCCGGAGGTGGAACAGTAACTGCTACATATCAAATCAATACTGGCCCTGCTATTGAAGTACCTTTGTTTGGTTGGGGCACTGGAACATGGGGTGCTGGGCCTTGGGGTACAGGTGTTACCACAACCATAGCTTTGAGGCTTTGGAGCCAATCCAATTTTGGACAAGATTTAATCTTTTGTCCTAGGGGTGGTGGCATATATTATTGGGCCTACAGCTCAAGTATTTCTACTCCTGCGGTAAATATTTCAACTTTGTCGGGAGCGTCTGATGTACCGACTATTGCTAATTTTATCTTTGTCTCCGATGCTAGTCGCTTTGTGTTTGCATTTGGCACTAACGCTTTGGGAACCAGCACTCAGGATCCTATGTTGGTTCGTTGGTCTGATCAAGAATCTGTGACCATGTGGACACCTGCAGCCACCAATCAAGCTGGAGACATTAGGCTATCACGTGGTTCGCAAATTATCAGTTGCGTGCAGAATAGGCAGGAGATTATTGTTTGGACGGATACGTCTGTGTATTCTTTCCAATATATAGGCACGCCGGGTGTTTGGGGCTCAAACATTGTTGGGGATAACGTTTCAATCGTCAGTCAAAATGCAGCTATTCTTGCTGCAGGTACAACGTATTGGATGGGTATTGATAAATTCTACAAATACAACGGTACAACCGATACTCTTCGTTGTGACCTTAGAGAGTACATATTTTCAAACATCAATCTCAATCAAAGCCAACAAATCTTTTCTGGAACCAATGAAGGATACAACGAAGTATGGTGGTTCTATTGTTCAGCCAATAGCACAACAATTGATAGTTATGTGATTTATAACTACAAGGACGACATTTGGTATTACGGACAGATGGGCAGAACTGCTTGGATTGATTCAACCGAATTGACATATCCTTTAGCTGCTACCTATAACAATACGCTTGTTTACCATGAATATGGGTTGAACGACAATACAACTGGAACTGACAACCCTATGGATTCTTATATTCAGTCTTCTGAATTTGATCTCCAGTATGGTACTAATTTTGCGTTTATCAATCGCATTTTGCCCGATGTAACATTTAGAAAATCCACTGCATCTAACCCACAAGTTACGATGACGTTGATCCCATTGCAAAACTCAGGTTCAGGATACAATACGCCCCAGACTCAAGGCGGCACAAACATTGCTTCGGTTAGTCGTACTGCAACATCTCCAATTGAGCAGTTCACAGGGCAAGTATTTATTCGTTTACGTGGACGTCAGTTGATTTTCCAAATTGAAGGCAACCAGCTTAATCTGCAGTGGCAAATTGGTACGCCTAGGATTGAAGTAAAACCTGATGGTAGAAGGGGGAACACATGAGTATTCCAATTATTAACGTAGCACCTAATTTACCCCTTCCCCCTGCGCAATATAGTCAAGCCTATTTTGATGCGTTGACTAAAGTTCTTCGTTTGTATTTTGCGAGTAATGATAATTTTAACCAAGTCATTAGCAACCAAGTATCAACCAACCAAGCACTTATTTGGCTGGGGGTTTAATGGCTAATTATCAAAACGTCACTCCAGTACAGATTGCACAAGCTGCTCTAACAACCAGCTACGCAACGCTTTACACTGTCCCAACAAATCCGACTACACCGACTCGCACATACCTCAAACAGATTGATGTGTGCAATACAACCGGTTCGGCGATTACTTTTAACTTGCACATTGTCCCTGCAACATTTAGTGCGGGCACTCAAAATGCTTTGTTTTACACGCAGAATGTCCCTGCAAATACCACGTTTTCTTACGCTGGTGTGCAGGTTTTGCCGACCAGCTCGTTCATATCAGCTAAAGCTTCAACTACAGGGTTGACCATAACAATTAGCGGTGGGGAAGCTGTGTAATGGCAGATATATCCTCGGATCAGATTGTTAGTTTTATTCAGAACACCGAAGCGCAATATGGTGGGAATAATGCACAGTCTCAAGCAGCCGTTGCTGCTGCCATGGATCAGT